GCAGATGCCCCGCGCTCAGCGTGATGCCGGGAGCAGGGCTGAGTGGCTGTGGTGTGTGTCAGGCGGCTACGCCGAAGGCGTGGATGTCGCTGACCTTGTTGGACCTGGCGGCGTTGTAGTTCTTCCACTCCGCGACTTTCGCGCCGACACGTTTCAACGCGTAGACACGATCCTTGAAGGCCTGGGGGTTGGGAATGTGGGTGTAGGTGCCCGCGAGCATGTTGGCGATGTACAGGCCGCCCTGGTATTCGAAGATGATGTGTGTCGCGTTCATATGTGAGATCACGCTTTCAAGGTCGGTGATGGCGGCGGGCTTCGTGCCCGTCGCCGTGGTTGCTGTGGATTGCGCGGCCGCGTATCGCAGGTAGCAGTTCCATGGGTAGTTGTAGTAATTGCGGATATTGGTCTCATGGCCGGTCTGGTCGCCCCCGGACCCGTATGCGGTGCCGTGCTCGCTGATGGATGCCTGGGCGAGCTGCCCGCCTCCGATGTAGACGGCGACGTGGTGCACGTCGTTCAGGAGGATGTCGCCCGCCTGGGGGTTGCCGTTGGCGGGGATGCGCCGCCAGCCGCGGGCGGTGAGCTGCGCGCTCATATTGCCCGTATACGAGGCAGTCCCCGTGTCGAACCCGGCCTCCCTGAGGCAGTGGATCACGAGACTGGAACAGTCCGCGTTACCACCCGGCTTGATGTTCCACCGGTCGGACTGCGAGTATCCCAGGCTCACGTCCCTACACCAGTAGACCATCCGGTTCACGAGAGTGGTGAGGTTGCCCGCCATGTCAGGCCGCCACCGTCGCACCGGCATCAGCCTCTGTCGCATCCGTTACGACGGGGATGGTGGCGGCCAATCGGGTGATGTCATCATCCGACAGCTCATCCGCAGCATCCAGATCGGTGACGGCCACGTCGGGCTGGGTCACGGCTGCCACCGTGGCCGGATTCGATTCGACGGGCGTGGCGGACGTAGTGGTAGCGGCCAAGGCATATGCGGTGCCGATCGAATCACCTGAGGCGATGCTGGTCAGCAGGGACACCACAGCGGCCAGGCCTGCCACGCTGAGCAGCTGTATCCAATCCGTGCCCAGGAGCCCTGTCGCTCCTGCCGCAAGCACGGCGACGGCGGACTGCGCGAAGGTCTTAACCGCGCGGATGATGGCATCCTTCCAGAACGCGAGAGTGAAAATCATGATATTGCTCCTTGATTTGGGGTATGAAAAAGCCCCCGGCGATTGCCGGAGGCAGAGATGAGAAAAGCGGTTGGGTTAATGGGTTGTGGTTCCTGGACTGTCGGAGGAGATGTGGGCGTCCATGATCTCGTCATGCAGGTGCGTGCCGGTCCCGTTGCCGCCGAGCCCGTGATACGCGGTGTACACCTCGTCGGCCTCCTCCTTCACATTTACCGGGCACAGCTCGTCATGCTCCACGTAGCGTTCGTGGATGTCGATGAGACGGGCACGCAACAGGACACGCATCCCCTGGGTAAAGGCCTTGTCTTTGTTCGCTGATTTGCGGAGGTAGGAGGTCAGAAAACCCACGATTCCTCCCAATAGGGTGGTGATAAGCCAGCCAAGTGCGGTTGAGTTGATGAAATCCATGGCTATGCCACATTCGTGGAATGGATGATCTGACATATTCTCATGGTCACAGCCATACCGCGAGCCAATGGAATTTCACAGGGTTGCTGCCCAACGCACTGCCCGATGTTGTGTTACGGCTGAAAACGGTGAAATTCTGAATGTTCACCTGACCCAGGCTCAGGTCGGAATACTGGCTGGTTGTTCCGCCCACGGCAGGGCCGTTCGTCACGATTACCGCCGTCGGAGGAGTACTCATCTGAATAGGAAAAATAACGTTAACGTAACCGTTTGTGTCGGTCGCTGAATTTACCGATCCTGCCTGGATGTATGGACGCAAGCGTCCCCAGGAACCACTGGAATATATGTATCCGCCGTTGTTGGCTGCTGTGGTATCAGCATTCACGAATGCACGCATTCCCTCAAATAACTTCGTGACGGGTACTGCCTGCAATGCGGCCAGGGTCTGGTAGATGCGGCCGCCCCCGCCTATGGCGGTGTCCACGGCAGAGGCGAGGTCGCTGATCGCCTTCGGCACGTTGGGTTCGTCGGAGGTGTTGGGGTAGGGCAGTAGGTTGTTCCCGATTGTTGGCATTAGTTGCTCCTTGGTTTGAGGTTCATGAGGTCTGGATGAGCAGGGGTTTCGAGCCGATGCCGAACGTGATGAGCAAGCATGGCTGTCCGACGGTCAGGGTTTGGCCTGATATCTGCCGGCAAGGGATCTGCGCGCCGTCCACGAGGGCCGCGACCGGTGACGTGGACGCTACGGTGCCGACACGTCCTGCTAGTGGCGTGGCCCCCGTTTCCGGTTGTCGCATGGCTTGCAGCAGTTGCAGGTCAGGCGCTTGCACTTTCGGTCACCTCTCCTTCATTGCGGGCTTTCACGGTCATGCCGCCTGACACGAGGTCCCAGGTGATGGTGTCCACGTAGTAGCGCCATAGGGTTGCGGCCGTGCCGTCGAGATCGTTTCCGGGGATGAGTATCTCGATTACGTCCCCTTCGTCCAATGCGGGGTTGCCGATCATGTCGGTCTGCAAGGTCTCCGGGGTTCCGGTCACCCTTCCCAGGAGCTGCTGCGCGACCCTCAGCGCTGCTGTGGCGCTGCTGATCGTGGGGCTCGCCAGGAAGTAGGGGATGGTGACGCCAAGATTCGCCGGGGCCCTGTCCCCGGTGGTGAGTGATGCGGTCTGCGCGGTCCAGGTCTGTGAGCTGTCTGTGGCGGATGGTTTCACCACGACCGTGTTGTACAGGCGTTGCACGTCCAAGCCCGTTTCCGCCGTGACCAGCACGCCGCCATCGCCCGAGGTGGCGGTCCAGACCACCGGATCGGAGGCGGTCTTCGCGTCCTGCAGGATGATGCGCCCCTCACGGTCGAAATACGCGTCGAACCCGCCATCGGTGGACAGGGTGTTGATCGCTGCATCACGATCCACGCCCCAATCACCCTGGGATTGTATGGTGCCGGTGTCGGCGGCGCTGCTCACGGTTTGCCTGTTCGGCGCGGCCTGCTGCATGAGAGTGCTGACCGCATCCACACGTCTCGTTCCCGCATTGGGCGTCCATGTCGTCGTGAGCCTGCCCTGGCTGACACGCCACCAGTCATCGGTCACATTCAGATCGATCACACCGTCACCCACACGCCAGGCAACATCCGAGGGAGAGCCGGTCACCATGGGAATCATGGTCCGTGAAATCAAGCTGCTGGAGATGCCCGCCTCCACACGGCATACGGTCCCCGCACGTTTCAGCATGGCGGCCACGTCGGCGGCGGGCACCGAACTACCGTCCTCCAGGGTGCCGGTGGCGTGCACGCTGATGTCTGCCGTACGCCTGGTGCCCTGCTGGTAGTTCGCGGTCACCGAACCGGACTGGATGCCCAGGCTCACCGGATCCCCGGAGGGGGGAGTGACGGTGAGTGTCGCATACACCTGGTGGGTGAATCGTAACGCCTGGATGAAATCGTCAGTCACCTGGTACATCAGCTGTTGTCCTTGCTGTTGTGAGCCTGCAGGTCCGCATATGTCGCATATGAGGATTGCGCGGTCAGATACGTGGATTGTTCGCCGAGCAGTGCGGCATAGGTCCATCCGACCGCCTGCTGGCTGATGGCGGGGCTCTGCACCTGTATGCACGGCAGCTTCCAATCGCGCCGCTCGGCAGGCGTATTGGCGTATCGCGCAGGGTAGAGCATCTGCGCGAAGCGCTCCTCCTGCACGTCACCTACCTGCAGGTACATGGGCTTCATGTTCAACCGTTGAGCATCGGTATCGAGCCAGTTGATGAGAATGGGTATCTGGTCATCAAGCAAGGCCCAGAGCATGCTCTCCTCATCCAACGTCCGAGTCCGGAGCTCCAAGGTGAATTGCAATCCGAAACGTGGCCCGTTGATGGTGTAGACGGGTAGCGTAGCGCCAAGCACATCATGCCGTGTGGCGTTCATGCTGCGCCCCATACCGGTGAGGCCAGTCAATCTGCCCAGTGGGAGCGGCATGCTTTTGGCGGGATTCCCGGGGTGGATGAGCCAACCGGTATCCGGGGTAAGGGTAATCTCACTGCTGAGAATGTTCACATCGACGGTGGCTCCGTTGGTGGTGTTCTTCTCACTCCCTGTAATGCGATAGACAGTGGGTATTTCATAGCGTGGCTCGTAGTCGTAGGCCAACGCATCCGAGGTTCCCACTGTTGGCTGTTTGCGAATCAGCGTCTCGCTGCCATCCTGTATGCGAGTGACGGCGAGACGCTGAAACAGGCATCCGTCCGATGCGTGCATGGTGAGTTGACTCGTCGGAGGTTGAGATCCGGGCTCCGCAGTGACCGTGATACTAGCCATTGACTATCCCCCTCATCAGATTCGTATTGTGGCGTTGAATTCGCTGATCCGCTATCGTGCGGACCTTCGCGAGCAGACTCCCGTCCGCGTCCACCAATGTGATGGATTCAGGCAGATACGGCACGCCGGGTGCACTGTCGGATTTCGACGGTGAGCCGCCATTCGTATAACCCTGGTTGCTGCTGTGCAGGCTGCTGCGGAACGCATACACTGCGCGCTGCCCGCCCATCGCCTGCACATCCTTCTTGGTCAGCACATGTTCACCGGGATCCAACCGGGCGTTACGCAGGATCACACTGTCCCTGACAGGAGAAGCAGGGCCAGATACGGCACCCTCGAACTGTCCGCCGTTTGCATAGCCTGGCAGGAACTTCGAACCATCAAACATGCCACCCGTATAACCACCACGCATCATGTTCGCGATACTGGTGCTGACGCCAACAGACGTCGCCACGTTGGCGCTGCTGATCTGTCTCAGAACTGCATAGAATCCTGATGCGTCGCCATTGATGGCCACTGATTTGGGATTCAGTCGATATGCGGCGACACGATTCGCCACCGTGATGAAATTGCCATCCTCGCCACGAATCTGCCCTGTCTTGGGATCGATTTTCCACCCATTCGCCTGGGCAATCTTTGCCAGTATCGGATTATTGTCACCAAGCAGTTGCCCCGTTTTGGGATCGATTTTCGCGCCGTTGGCCAGCGCGAGAGCACTCTCATACTGACCTTTATCAAGTGTGAGCTCACCTTTCTTAGGGTCAATCTTTGCTCCTGTAACCTGAGCAATTTTGGTTAACGCATCTTGATTCTCACCGGTGATGGTTATTTTCTTGCTGTCCGCAGAGAGTGTGGCCGTCTTCACTTGCAACGCGGACAGTCCGGCTGTCGCATCCGAATCGTCAAGAATGATGCTCGTGGAAGTGCTTGGGGGGATCTTCATTATCTGATCCAGGTACTTGCTCACCTCATCGGTGTTCAACCCGTTCGCCTTCGCGGTATCGAGGATCTTCTGACGTGACTGCTCCAACGAGGCTCGCGCATCCGCGTAGGACTTCTGCGACTTGCCCTCACTGTTGATGATCGCATCGGCCTTTGCCTGAGCATCCTGCACGGTCTGGCGGATGAGATCATGATTCTTCGCACCGTACGTGGTGTTGTTATCCATGCTCGTGGCCTGCGCCCGACCGACACTCTTGATGTTCTGCTGCAGAGTGGAGGCCATCGTGTCAAACTGCGTGGTCAGTGTCGAAGTCGCCTGATCCAGGGTCTGCGCCTGACCGTTCATCGCGTCAAGAGCACTCTTGTAATCCTTCGCAGCCGTGCTGGCACTAGCTTCTGCACCCGAAAGGGTGTTCCATGCCGATTGACTGATACCGAGGATCTGAGTCTGTGAACTGATCTTCGAACTCGTGTCACCTGTCGCGTCGGCCATCTGCTTTTGATCACTGATCGCATCCTGGAACCCGGAATGCTGGTTGCCGATGATCTTTGACAGCTCGTCAGACTGTTTCGCCAGCTTCTGCGTGCCATCCTTACTGCTACGAGTCTGCGTGGCCAGTTGGTGGTAATGGGTCGATGCTTCATCAACCTGGCTGCTCACCCGGCTGTACGCATCTCCCTCACCCAGCACGGCATCCGTGAGATCCTTGCTGCTGATACCCAGTGCAGAGGCCATGTCATAGGCACCCTGCTCCTGAAGTTTCTTCGCTGCTTGTTTACGGATGCTCTCATCAATCACACCATTGGTATTCTCCAAGGCAGATGCGTAATCAGTTTGCGCCTGCGCGGCACTCTCGATATTGCTTTGGGACATGGCGATGACCGCAGACAAGGCAGCCACCCCGGCTACAAACAGGCCCACCCCAGTAGACGACATTCCAAGCGCTGCTGAGAATGAGCCTAGGCCGGTCTTCACTTTGTCAAACACGCTGGTGACACCGTTCCACAGTTTGAAAGCCGTGTACACGGCCATGGCCTCGGTCACCAGGGTGGAGAGGATGGGTGTAGGGATGGCGCTGATGACATCACTCACAGCGGTGACGGTGCTCAGCACGACGCCGCTCCACGGGCTGAACGCCTGAACCACATGCCCTGCAGCAGAGAACAGACTCCCCAACGCGTTCTCCACGCTTGGCAGCTGCTCTATCAGATAGGCCACGAAATCGCGTGCACCGTTACCGGTACCCCAGCGGGCGAAGCTCGCACTGGCACGCACGATGCCCTGATCGACAGCCAGCATGACCGGCTGCAACTGACGGAACAATCCCAGCAGCCCAGCCACGCCATTACTGCTGATGGTGCCCAGATCCCGGCTGAATGTTGCTGTCAGACGCGACAGGTACGGCATTTGTGCGTTGACCTGACTGGTGACACTGTTGAAGCCTTGCAGATATGCGACCGCGCCAGTTTGTTTGAGCTGAGTGAATCCCCGTTCGAGAGATTCAACATCAGCGGAATACCTCTGCCCAGTGATGGATCCATCATCCATCGCCATGGTGATGCCCTTGAACGCGATGATGCCAGCACCGGCCATGCCGACCAGGGCGGCACCGGCCCCTGCCGCAGCGCCCGCGATGGGCAGCAATGCAGGAGCCACAAGCAGCAAGCTGCTACGCAGCGCGCCATATGACTGCATCTGATGCTCGGTGGCGGTGTGGTTGGCTTCCTTGGCCGCGGTGTTCGCGGTCGTGGCCGTGGTGTCGGAGGCCATGGCGTGATGAGCGGCGGAGACGCTGGCTGCCTGTTCGGAAGCCGAGCGAGCGGCACCGCTTGCGGCCTCGCTGTTCACCGACTGCGCGGCCGCGTTCGACACCAACGCCACATTGTTCTCAGCCAGTACTCGCGACAGGCGTTCCTGCGCCTCCGCCTGCTCCTTCTCAACCTGTGTGGCAGCCGCCTCGGCAACCATCAATGCTGACTGGGAGGTGACACCCTTGGATTGAACGGCATCCAACTGCGAGTATGCTGCACGCAGTCGGGCCGTGGAACTGTCCAACTGCGCCTGGGCAGCGCTCACCGCTTCGATCTGGGCTACCGCGGTGCCGGTGTCCGCGTCCACGAGGATCTCATGACGGCCAGCGGTAACCTGTTCGGTCTTCGCGGCCACTGCTTGGATCTCGGCCACTGCCTCATCGACTGACGCCTGCACACGCAGCTCGATACGTTCGCTGTCCACCTGGTCGGCCTGTGCGAGCACCTGATCGAGTTTTGCGGTCGCTTCGGAAACGTTCGCATCGATATGGATGTCATCAGTGTTTGACGTGGCCTTGTCGGTCTTGGCTTCGACCGATTCGATCTTGGCCACGGCCTGATCGGTGTCCGCGTCGATACGGATGTCGCCATCCTTGGAGGTGACCTTGTCGGTTTTGGCCGACACTTCATCGATCTTCGCAATCGCTTCGGAAACATCAGCGTCGATGCGGATATCATCATCACCGTGTTTCAGCTCGTCTTCGGCGGTCTTGGCTTGCTGGATGCCTGCCATGAAGTCGGAGATGTCGAGTTTCAGCAGGCCCTTGATGCTGCCGACTTCGGTTGCGGTGTCACTCATCGGTGGTCTCCTGTTCCGTTTCCAAACTGTGGCGGAGCTGTCCGTGCATGTTGAGCAGTCCGATGATGCGGCGTTGCAACCAATTCCAAGATCGGGATTGGAGGAGCAGCAGGTTGTCGAGTTCGAGTTGGTAGTGTTCCTGCGCGTCGATGACGATCTGCTGCCAGTGAGTGACGAGTTGCGGCCAGGTGGGTGCTATTACTCCTGCGTGGGCTTCTTCAGGGAGGTCTTCGTACCATTCGTAGAGTCCGGTGTCGGCGTCGTATCGGCCTCTGCCTGCTTTGCGGATGGGATCCTCTTCACTGCTTTTGGGTCGCCGCCGGTCTCCCAAATCGCCTCTGCGGTAGCGCGACCGTTCGTGAAGTCGGCGAGCACGGTCTGATACACGCGGTTCAACGCCGCGTAACTCACCTTGTCTTCGAGCAACTGACTGTTCACGTCGCCTAGCAGGAGTGTGGCCACGTCCTCGACGGTGGCGGTGGTGCCGTCCTTTTTCTCGCTGTCGCGGATCCATTGCCATGCCTTCAACCCATCGGCGGCATTGACTGGCGGGATAACATAGTTCTTCCCGTTGATGGGGAGGGTGAGTGGTTCGGTTGCGATGTCTTTGAAGTCTCTGAATGCCATGATTCTCCAATCAGGTATAGGAATGCCCTGCTTCTCGACGTGTGAAAAGAGGTTCCCCGCATGGTGGAGAATCAGGGCGTGAAGAAACCATGCGGGGAAGAATCATTGGACTATGCTGCCGCGATTGTCACATTGGTGCCGGTGGACGTGCCAGCCGGAGTGGTGACCGTAACCGACTGGGTGCCGACAGCATCCGGGACGGTGGCCACGATCAGCCCGTCCGAGACAACCGTGTACACCGTTGCTGCGGTGGAACCGAAATCGACGGCGGTCGCGCCAGTGAAACCGGAACCTGTCAACTGCAGCAGCGCGCCGACCTTCACGGACGCCGGGCTGATGGCCGTAATCGCGGGAGCAGAGGTTGATGACAACGGATTTGGAATCTCCTTGCGTGCACCGTCGCCGGTTATCTTGATCTCCGCCTCGTCCAGATCCGTGACGCCGGTCTTGGAACGGGAGAATTCCACGATGCCGCGCCCTTGGTAGGCTTCTGTGCCGCCGTTCTTGTCGTACCAGCGCACGTAGAGGCGGGCATCCTCACCGAACTTGTCGGAGGCGAGACGGCAGAGTTCCTGCCCGGGATCGAACACGCCGGAATTGGTTTTCCGGTTCGCTTTGATATCCACACTCCATGCCTGCATGGTGATTTCACTGGATCCCCAGCCGTCTGACTCGTAGTCGGAGGAGTCCTGTGTGGTCCGATCGATTGCAGGGTTGAAATCGTTCATGCCCATGATCTGCACCCAGTTGATGCCGTCCTTGGACACGTCCGCGCGGTAGCGGCGTGCTAATGCTGTAGTCATAATTAGTGCCTTTCAATGATTGGTTATTGGTTTCTGAGCAGCGTGCCGGGAGTGTCCACATCCACGTTGTACTGATTGGTGGTGATCCACCGTTGCGCTTCGTCCTGGCCGAGATTGACCGCATTGCGCAGATAACACTGGTTGAGCGTGCAATCCGTGCCAAGCGCGTGCTGGGTGAGCCCGTTCAACCATTCATCGCAGGCGTCGGCAAGCTCATCCGAATCAAGCGGGATACCGGGCTTACCGCGACAGGCGACCTGTAGGAGGCCACTGTTGTGTGCCTGGTCGGGTATGGCGTTCATAGGCAGGTAGTTGAGGACAATGCACCGATCTGGACTGTCGGGCATGGTCTTCAGGATGATCGCCGTATCGTCGGGGCCGAGAGCCTCGTCCAACCTGTAGACGCCGACATGTTGCAGGTCGAGCAGTTGGGCGATGCCAGTCAGTAGGAGTGTGGTGGGTTGGTATGTCACATGTCCTCCCTCATCACATCGGCCACGATCTGCATGCACCGGCTTGTCTCGGTCATCATCGGCGTAGTCAGGAAGAACGATTGACCATTGTCATGACGGAGTGGCTTACCGTTTGATGGGCTTGGCATGGGTTTCATCCGCCAGAACACCCCATATTCCTGATAGCGGGCGTACGGGCCCGGATAGGTGACTGAAACCTGCCCGTCGCCGTCCATGCGCACGTCTGCGGAACCGGCGAGATCGCCGGACTCTTTAGGTGCGAGCATGGCGCTCTGCTGTCGGATATGCTCACCGGCTTGCATGAGGCCTCGCGTATATGCGTCCCGTGCCGCACCTTCGATGTTGGAGAAGTCGAACGATCCTTCGAACTGCATGACTCCACCTCCATACTCTGTTAGACGAGGCTCACGGTCGTATGATCGGGCAATTCCAGGTCGCCGGAGTCGGCCACATTGACGATGACCACGCTGCCTTTCACGGTGCGCGACTTGTCCTCGTTGACTTTGAGGACTTGTGAGCCGGGCTTGAACAGTAACGCGTACTGGTTGTTGCAGGTGATGGTCGATGAGCCGACGATGCGCTGCCCCTGACTGTCACGCACAAGCTTCGAACCGTCCGCGAAGAAGCAGGGGAACGGGTCGGACTCCGTGTACAGGGTGACGCCTTGACTGTTGACTCCCTTGCTGGTGCGCACGATGGCTGTGTGCACGTAGAAGTCTTCAAGTTCATCGACTGCCATCAGCCTGCCCTCCAAGGTCCGGTAGCGTTCAATCCGGCGGCATCGAGTATCTGCCGTGCAGTTGGCGCTATGCCTGTGGCGACCTGCTGGCGTACCAGTGCCGCGTTCTCCTGTTCCACAGTGGAATAGGAGAATGACGCTCCACTGATGCTCTTGGAGGCCTTCACGCTCACGTCCACGGCACCACCCTTATCCGGGTCTATGCCGAGCTTGAGCATTGCTGTGGCGTGGGCGCAGGTGGCATCACGGAACGCGTCACGCACACTTTGCTCCTTGGGCAGGTCGTCGTCGCCGACCATGTACACGCAGACGCTCGTATAGATTCGTACGGCGAGCGAACCGGCACGCAGCAGCGATGTCAGATTGCCCGGCAGTTCGGCATCATCGTCGAGGTTGTTGTATGCCTTGTACTCTTCTTTGGTGGCGTAGATGGCCATAGTCAGGCCTTGTCGCCATCCGAAGCAGTATCGGTGTCGGCTGGTGCAGCGTTGGCTTGCGCGTCGGCCGCCTTGTATGCGGCGAGGTCTTCGGCATACTTGCGTTTCGCCACGAGTTCCTTCGCGGTGTAGATGATGTTCGGATCGGTTTCACCGAAGAGTTGTGGGTTCTCCTTATGGGCTTGCTTCTCGGTGAGCAGCGTGTAACCAGGCTTCGGCTGTTCGTTACCGGCCTCATCCTTGACGGTGAGGTATTTGGCGTAGTGTTCGTCGGTTACGGCTTGCACGCCGCCCGCTGCGTTCTTAATGTACTTGGTCATGATTCATCCTTCTGACGGTTAAATAAGGGGTGCAGTGCGTCGCGGGGACTGGTTTTCGTCAAGCCTGCGACGCACGCGAATAGGAGAGAACCATCCAGCAAACCTAGATGGTTCAGAGCGGTTAGGAGAGGACTACGAAGCCCTTCTCGTCACGCAACTTAGCAACACCGTAGAGCACGTCGAACGTGGTCTGAACGCCCAGGTAATCCTTGTCGTACGCCATGGTGCATCGCAAGGTGATGCCGGACTCCGGGTCGGATACGACCGCCTGGGTGACACCCGAGCCGATCGGAGCGGAAGGAAGAGCACGGGAGGCGAGGATGATCGCACCCGGGTCCAACGCGAGGTTATGCGTGGAGTTCGGTGTACCCGTGACGGTGGGCACCATCTGGGATTCGTGCAGCATCAGACCGTAGATGTCCTGGGCGATGAGACCGTTGGTGATGTCGCCGCGAGACGCATTGTAGGAGAAGAAGTTCTGCAGGCTGGCATCGCCGAGCAGTGCCGCCGAGTCCTTGGTGCTGACGATCAGGTGACGGTTACCGCGAGGCACCTTGTTGTCGGTGAACTTCTTGTTGGCTGCACGCAGTACGGCGGCATCCAGATCGGTACCAGCGGTGCCGAGGGAGCCGCTGAATGAGCTGTAGAGGCTGAACAGGTCGGTTTCCACCTGCTCGGCCAGCGCGATGACCTGAGCTTTCACATACTCCTGGGAGATGAGCGGCTGTGCCAACGCCTTCGAGAAGTCCTCGAGGAGGATGGTGACTTCCTTGTGCTTGTCCAGTTTCACCACGGTATCGGTCGGGTTGACGGCCTGCTTAGTGACGGGCTGGTTCTGCACCTTGTCATTCGCGACGAGCGTGCCCGCATATGGGATGTGGAGAGTATCGCCCACGTTGAATGCGGCAACATCAGTGTCCTTGGTCACGAGTGGCGCGAGGATGATGTTGTTGCGCAGGATTTCGAGTGCTTCGTTCGCCCAGATCTGAGGGATGAACGGGGCGATGGTGGTGGTATTGATATCTGCCATGATTGGCTAGCCTTTCAGAGGTTATTTGATACGACCCTCAGACACTGCCTTGAGGATGTCGTCACGATGTTCTCGGTAGAACTTGGGATCGGAAATCTGCGCCTGTGTATACGTGACGGGACCTGCACCGGTCTTGGTGGGGTCGATACCGCTACGTGACGCAGGCTGCGGAGTCTTGAACGCGAGCAGTGCTTGCACTTGCGCGTCGAGGGCTTCCGCGTTATCTGCGGTGAGGAGTTCGACGGGAATGTTGTTCTTCGCTGCCGTTTCGGCACGGAGAGCCTGCGTTTGAGCCTGCTTGTACTGTGCCTCCCATTTCGCCGCGGTGTCCTGAGCTTTTTGCAGCTCAGATTTCTGCGACTCCTGGAAAGCGTCAAACTGTTCCGCCTTGTCGGCGTTGGCTTTCGCCTTCGCCTCGTTCTGGCGTGAGAGTGCTTTCCATTTGGTGGCTTCGGCCTGCCAATCGTGCACTTCAGGGTCAGGTGCAGCGGGTGTTGCGGGTGTTCCCGTTTCGGGAGATGTGGGCTGCTGTCCTTGTGTGTCTGGTGACGTTGGTGTTCCAGCTTCCTGTTCTGCCATGATGTTGTTCTCCGTTTCGGATCATTAAAAAAGCCACCCCGTTCCGGGATGGCGAAAACTATTGGGGGACTACTTGCGCAGTCCGAGATCGGGTTGCTCACGGTGTGACCGGCGTAGTAGGCCGGTGTCCTTCGTGAGCTCGCGTAATTGGGCTTGGTAATGGCGTATCTTCGCCCTGGCTACCGCACGCATCTGCGTATCCTCGGCGTTCACGAGCACGCGCTTTTGCGCTCGTATACGACTCTCCAAGCCGCGCTGCTGCTGTGAGGATGTCCAGAGTTTCTCGTCCTGTTCCAACCATTCGCTGACCGTGGGGCGTTTGTCACCCTCATGCCAGCTCGATAACACATGCTCACAGTTGGGATGCCACAATCCCGCTGCACGCGCCTCGTCCACGGTCGCATCCGCGCGATCATCCGGGGTAAGGCTGAGTATCTTGCCTTGCCAAGCGTGGCAGATGGGGCAGGTATGCATGTGTACGGGAACCATGAACAGGGTGACGCCTGCGGCTTGCATGACCTGCATGTGAGCCTCGTTGTAGGCGCGCATGCTCGCCGTCCTGACCGCCATCTCCACATAGGAGGACAGTTGCCAGTTACGTCCCGACTTGTCGGTGAAGCCGGTCACACCGTGCTGCAGGAGGTCGCGCATCATGTTTTGCTGCGCGTCCTTAATGGTGTGCCCCGGGGTGAGCATGTTGTGGGTTGCCGCACCCGAAGCAGTCAGCTTGTACAGGTCGTCATGCTGGCGCAGGATACGTGCTCGAATATCCTTCAACTCGGTTTGCAAGTCAACGCGTATCGCGCTCGTTGCACGCTCACCAAGTGGCACGGTGAAGTCAAACGGTTGGGGATTGTTGCCGGACATGCGTATCGGTGGTGCCGGCGGCTTCGGTGGAAGTCGGCGAGCTTCCGTCCGCATTCTGCGCTCCACGCTCAACGTGAGGGTATCGAGCAGTTGGGGTGTCTGCCGTTCGAGTTGGTCCACGATACGGTGTTCACCCCGGCGTATCATGCTGATTGCATGTGATACCTCCATAGGTGTGGATGCCCTGCGCAACAGTCGCATGACCTTGCCCATGAGTTTGGTGAGCTGGTTGTCAGCGAGGACGTACAGGCCGATGAGGGCGAGTTGGGCGTGTGACTGGTCAACGCTCTGACTGTGCTGCTCCTGCTGACTGTTCACCATCGTCCGCTCCTACCGTGTCATCCACGTAGCTGCCCTTCTGATTGGTTTGCACACCACCCGTGGTGCTGCCGTTGTTGGCGACAGCGGCGTACAGGTTTGTGTCGGAGGAGATGGGCAGCATGCTCAGATCCGACTTGATCTGGGCGACTTCCTCATCGACCTCATGCACATCCCAGTCAGGGTGAAGCATGCGGACGCGAGTGGCCACACTGGTCGATTCAGCATCGTTCAGATAGTTCAACGTCTGGGCGACCGTGTTCGGCGAATCGGTAGCGGCAGGCGGGAACTCGATGTCGGGTATCTCATCACCACGCGACGGTCCGTGGAACACGAAGCCGTTCACGTCCATGAGTGCCGCGTACAGGCGTGTGAGCTGCGGACGCCAGTAGAGTATCTTGCTGCCACGCGTGAGCATGGTCAGCTTCTCGCGTGCCTGCACTTCGGTCGCTGTCATCGCCACGTCACCCGACTGGCCGAACGTGCTCGAACTGTAACCGCAAGCAACGTACGCGCGTTCAATCAGATCCTTGCAGGTTTGCTGATGCTCCTCCCAGCGAATGTTTGGCTGGAATGTTTCCAACTGACTGTTCTGGTTGAGACTGCTGCCTGGCGCGGATTCCAATGGTGTGAAGATTTCCTGATCCGTGTTGAACGAGGCTCCATGCCCTGGCCCATGCTGTTGAAGCAGGTTGCGACTGGCGAACACTCGCGCCTTGCCAAGTCTGATGTCACGCATCCAGCTTGTATATGCTTCGTCGATCATGTCGAAGATGGGTTCAGCGCCTTCGAAGTCGCTGCGTCCGAGGAATCGTGCCGATGGGTCCTTGCGGAGTCTACGGTTCGGTTTGAGATTGGGAATGTAGACGACGGTGAGCAGGCTGCTGCCGGTCGCTATCTGCGAGTTCGCATCCACTTCCAAACTGCTGGTCACCGGGTGCACGTCGAGTGGGACACGTGTGCCAATGCCGGATGTGCTGGCTGACTCGTAGAGCCCGTATTCGATGTGGCCTGGCGTGTATTCCTCTACGAGTGTGTATTCGCGTTTCACGCCGTCGATACGAGGGAGTGGATTCCAGAAGATGACTGACTGCAAGTGTCCGTTGAGTCCGAACGTGGGGATCGCATTGTCGGGTGCGACTGCGGTGATGAATGGTTTCGTGTCTGCACTGGTGTCCCATGTGACTTTCAGATATGCGCCGCCGAACGCTGCCGCGAACTCTGCGGCCTGCAGCAGTTCTGAATGGGCGTCATCATCAAGCAGCGAGGTGAGCGTGTCGGTGAGCTGGCTGGTGTCGTTTTTGAAGCTGCTGGTTGGCATTTCAGCGAACAGTTGGGCCGCGCTCATGCGTGCTATCTCCGCGGGGAGTGGAATATGCACCTTGACCGGACGTTGCAGACTGTTGACCGGTGTGGGTTCGCCCCAGAAGAAGCGTTTGACTTGTCCGAATAGGCCGAGACGTTGCGGGGCTTGTTGCAGGCTGTAGATGCTGGTGAGTTGGTCTTCGTCGCCGGTGTACCATGCGTCGTGCTGCCGGTAGTCGTTTTGGATGTTGTTTTGGCTGAGTGGTGGCCATGCTTGGCCGTTGTCGGGCATTACCATGCTTGGCCTCCATTCATGGTGAGTAGGGGTTGCCATTCGGTTTCGGTGGTGGCGACCGCGTAGCGCAGACCGTCAAGACTGTGGTCTGCTTGTTTGATGGGCTTATCCAAGCCTTGGTCTGAGGCTTTCGGGTCCCAGCAGTAGCCGGGGAATTCCTCGATCAAGCCTTTGCACTTGGAACTGATGTGCAGTTTGTTGGTGTCGAGGAGGTTGGCGACCTTGCTGATCCCGTAGCTCACGTTGTTCTCACCGTCCGCAAGATTGCGGATACCGTCATCGGCTAGTTGGACTTTGAAGCTGGCTGCTGCGGGGTCAACGAGTATCCATTCGGGGGCCAGTGCGGTTTCGTAGGGTAGGTGTGGTTGTGCCAGCCATGTGCGGAAACGTTGGGAGAGGTCTGCGTCTGTGATGCGAGGGTTGCCGGCGCGACTGTCATAGCGGAACTCGTCAATCGCGTAGAGGTCATGGCCGGTGACCCTTCCGTACTGGTCTTTGATGTCATGCAATCCGAGCATGATGCCGGTGCTGGCGTTGGTGGTGCCGTAGTCGCAGCCGACAGCGAGGATGCGGCTCATACGGGGGAGTTGCCGCCAATCGACCACATACCTGTCCGGGTCCCACATGGGGTATACGGCACCTTCCGCTGCGACCCATTCGGATTCGATCATCCTGCGGTACCAAAGACCCGTGTACTGCTTCTTCAACTCTCGGATGTATTCGGGGTTGTTGTTGACGAGCCAGGTGTTGTCTTCGAGGATGAAGGTCACACGGTACAGGTTCAGTGCCTGCTTGTCGTCCCGTTCGTGTTTGACACCGTTCTTGTCTATCCAGAGTCGTGCACGGTTGAGCCATTTCTTCTTCAGCCAGTGTTCGGGCCCTTCGGGGTTGCAGGTGAGGAACAGTCGGGCGTTGGGGACGCTGAGACGGCTGACGAGCATGGTGAATGCCGATTCGGGAATGACAGCAGCCTCATCCAACAGTGCACCAGCAAGCGTGAGTCCCTGGATCTTGGTCTGTGCCTGCGCATCGTTGAAACCAACGACGAGGCATTCACGTCCGAAGATCGTGCAGATACCCGTGGATTGCCGGTAGACGATGTTCTTCGGACCGAACCATTGCACCAGAGGGTAAATCAGGTTGTTCGCTATCGTGCGCTCAGTACGCCCGCCAATCAGCAGCAAGCCATCTGGCCCGTGCAGGCAGTACTTCACCCAGTAGAGCAGCTCGCCAACCGTCTTACCGCTACGGACGGCACCATCGTAGGCGATGATCTTCGCCCAGTCCGGGATGTTGACGGCGGTTGCAGCCTTATTCGCGAGGGGTTCCAGAGACGGCATTTCTCTCCTACAATTTGAGTGTGGCTAGAAGCTGGAGAAAGGTCCGTGTATGAGTAAATGCGCTGTTGAAGGCTGCACAGACGAAGCCACAGCCACAATCGGCATCAAAATTTCAGAAGATGAGCAATTGGACCTGCCAGTCTGTGACTTTCATAACATCACCATCGGTTCAAGGATTCATGACAAAGATTGACGTGAATAGAAAGAACTGATGAAGCGAGACAAGTAGATGGACGCGCTATGCGTTCATGAGGCAGTGTGCGTCCGGTATTGGCCGCTGCGTTCTAATCAATTCCGAGTGTTTTCAAATATTCATCTATCACGGTGCTCGAGGTCTCTGACCGCTGATCCACCTTCTCCAATTCGATTGATCGCTGCAAGGCGATACCAACACTGGTCATGAGGTTGCGGGCATCAGCAGGCGGAGGCTTCGGCACATCATGCTCCACGTACTTTCCTGACGGAGTGAAGGTATACACGAGCTGAGGTTTATGCAGGTCATCCATGAACGCTTGAGCCTCACGCAGCAGTCGCAACTTCAGGTCAGCTCGCAACGATGCAGCGTCCGCCTGTTTCGCTTTGGTTGCGTTTTTCGTTCGCGCACGTGCGAAACTCAGTCCGAGTTGTTTGGCGTATTTGCCGATGGTGCTTGAGCTTCGGTGGAGTTGTCTTGCTATTTCGTTGAGGCTGAGTCCTTGCTTGTGGAGTTGTTTGAGCTTGGTTTCCTCCTGTTTGGTGAATTGTTTCATGGTTGCCTCCGGGCTGGTGCGTTTCGCGAAGGCCGTTTCGGCTGCGTCGGAGATGATGTGGCTTGTGTTTTGGTTCCTCTGGCGGGAGTCGGACCCTCTCCGGCATGGAGCCGGAATCACCACTGATCGGAGGAAATTCCCTTGCGTCTATCCATTCGGAAAGCGCTCCGTCGAGCTCCTTATCGGCGCAAGGGTTGTGGTGGTTCACCGTTTTTACCGTCGGCTTCTGTCAAGTGAGGAACGGCGAACGTTTAAAACCTACTGACTCGACGTGTTGCCGCCCGCTATATGACGGCAAGAATGACGAAGGGCCCGGTGTTACCCGAGCCCCGCATATGAAAATAATCAACTTTAGCCAGTATGACGTTGACAGTAACGAGATGCAAATAACGTTGACAGTTACTTTTCTCTGGTGAGACAGCACCATACATCCCATACTCGGAACACCGGTTTACCGTCCGACATTCCCACCGGTTTCAACAGTCCTCGTCCTTTCCATTGACTGATGGTCCAACGCTTGACGTCAATCCCGTTGGCCTTGAGCAGTCGGGCGACCGCCGCGGCGGTGCCTTGTGTCTTCTTGTTCTGCGCGAGGGCGCATCTCAGGAGGTGTTGTTCCTGAATATCCC